ACTGGTTTGTAAATCTATTAAATCTTCAGTAATTCTTATATTTCCCGCCATTACACAATATTCTTGAGTTTTCATATGTTCTTGGATCCCTTCAAAATTAACCATTAAAAAACTAAAAACTTCTTTTGGACTTTTAGCACTAACTTCAAAAGATGATTGTCCAAGAAATTTTCTTAATCTGCCATAAACAGTAACTTTAATCATTTATTTCAGATGGATATACAACAATAATAGACCCTGATTTAGCTTCCACAAGATAAAAAGGTAAATCTAAATACTTACAAGCCATTCTATCAGTATGACTAAAAGCTAACTCACCATCAGGGTGGCTGTGTACAATACCAAGAACTTCTCCTTGATCTTCACCATCGGCATAGTCTATAGGATCTATAACAAATGATTGTGTTTTATAAGCTCCTGATATATTTTTACATTTCCAATACGTTTCGATACCATCAACATCAATGATTAATCCGCAACATTCTTCTGGATATGCTTCTTGAGCATGGTTAAAAGCGTCTGTAGCCCAATTATATTCAGTCATTAAACAAACCTACCTACGGCTGGAAATATATCTCTTGTTACTACCCTCTGCGGTATTAATTTATTTTCTAAATCGTGTGCTGCAGCAAGCTCAAACTGTATAATTTGTCTGTTTTCTATTGCTTTTCTATCAATTGTAAAAATTTCATCTCTTAATCTGTCATCTAAACCTTCGCTTGTGTCAGCTGTATTAAATGGATTTGTTCCAGTAATAAAATTTTGGTCATCTAAAGAAGAAGCTAAAGGTAATTTTCTAGTAAATTTTGCATCAATTAAATCATTATTGGGTGTAACTTGGTTAACACCAATTAAAAAATCACTCATAGTTATTACTTGTTGTGTTTGTTGGTTTTGTATAATACCGCCTAAATTTGAAAATGTAATTGTAGGTCTTGGAATAACTCCAGAACCTGTTTTTTCAAACCCTTCAGCCTTTACAGCCACACGTTGATAACTATTTTGCCTATAAACTATTTCGCCAAAATTATTTAAATTTGCACCAGCATGAAATCTATAAACAGTAGGTAGCCCTAGTGGATTACCTGTAGTTATATGCGTTCCAACAGTAAGCTCCAGTTCAAAAAGTTCAATTATAGAACTAGGATTAATTTTATTTAATTCAGCAAAAGGAATTGCCATTACGGTTCAAATACTTCTCTAAAGGAACAAGTTAAAATAGCTCTATTCTTATACGGAACAGAAGTAGGATAACTTTGACAAACAAAATTTTTCGTTACATTTTCATTTGGAACGAGAAAAGTAAATGACGCACCATCTGTAATTCTGTCATTAAGAAAATTAACAGCAGTTGTAGAGTCTGTTTGAGATAAATCAAACTTAAGATTTAAAGTTATAGGATTTTGATTTAGACCTTCTGTTAATCTTTGCTCAAAACCATCTCCAAAACTTATAACATTAACTGTTGGTTGCCTTTCAATGGTGTAATTATATTTAGGATTAGCAATAGGAAAAGATTCTGCCATTAGCTTAGTAAACCTCCAGTTCTTTTTTCATTGATTATTACAGCTTGAACTGCTGCTGCAAGCTGTTCACCAAACTCATTACCTCTTTGTTCGTCACCCTCAACAGAAGAACCAGAAGCGTCTACATTTACTACTACGTTTGTAGATCCTCCTAACTGATGATTTGGTGTAACTGTACCTGTAGTTCCAGGAGTAAATAGTTCTGGTCCTTGTTCTCCTACTATGTAAGACTTACCTGCTTTTGCTGAACCACCATTAGCAAGAAATCCACTAAATATAGTTCCTAATAATCCACCTCCTTTTGTCAAACTTCCCCCAACATTTCCAAATAAACCAATATTTAAAAAAGCATCTGCCATTTTATTTAAAACATTTCTAAAAGCATCATTTAAACTATTTGCTCCTGTTATTAAACCTTTAATAGCAGTACTCATTTCAACAGCAAATGTGTATTTTAAATCTTTTGCAATTTGTTTTTGTTCTTTTAATAATCTATTATTTTCAATAAGCCCTTCTTTTTTTCTAATAAGACTTAATATATCTTGTCTATTTGTCTTATGAATTTCTTGACCTAGATCTAACTCATATAGTTTTAATTGAATATTTGCTTTTTGCTCAACTGTTTTTGCTTCTTCTAGCTGAGTAACCAATCCCATTTTTTGAATTTCTTTATCAAGATTATTCAATACTGTTACTTCAGAAGCTAATCTTTTTCCCAAAGCAGCACCAGCATCAAACTCTTCTTGTTCTTGTCTAGCCAGTGCATCCATTTGTGGTTTTAATACATTTTCTGCAAAGGCTTTACCTTTGGCTACGTCTATTTCTTTATTTAATCTATTAACTTGTAATAATCTTTCTGCTTGAATTATTGCAATTTTATCCATATCTCCTTCTGCTTTCATTATTTTTAAATGTGTTTGTGCTTCAATAATTCTTCTTTTAGCAGTTTCTACATCTTTATCTAATAAATTGCCACTTAGTTTTTGTAATGCGATTCTTTCGTTTAAAACTTTTAATTCAAAAGATGAAAGATTTACTGGCGTTTTACTAGATCCACTTTCACTTACAGAAGTTGTACCTGTAGTTAAATCAGGACTAGCTTTTTTAATAATGTCTTGTGAAAATTCTGTTAAAAGTTTGTCATATAATTTTTTATTACCCATAATTCCAAAAGCAGAACTTTCTGTCGCTGCTTTTGTCATAGCTTTTTGAAATGCTTGAGGATCTAAATTGGCAGCAGACCTTTGTATCGCTGGACCAGTTACAGCACCTACAATATCTGTAACAAGACCTAAAATAGCTGTTAAAGCTGGTGCTAACTCACTAGCTAAAGTTAAGAATAATTTAGAAGTTGCTTTTTGTAACTCATCAAATTCAGTGTCTAAATCCTGTAAATTCTTAACTGCTTTCGGGCCAACAATTTCAGCAAATCTTTGATTGACAATAGCCTCTGCTTCTCTTATCTTTCCAACCTCCAACAAACTTTGAACTTGTTGCTTAGTTGATTTGTCAACTTTATATCCTAGCTGTTCTAATTTTTCTAAACCTAAATTTGCATCTTTAAGAGCATTACCAACTTCTCTTGCAGCATCATTAAATTTTTGAATAGAACCTATAAATGCAGTAGCAGCAATAGAACCAGCAAAACCACCTCCAGGACTTATAGATTCACCAATACCACCACCTAATGCACCAGCAGCAGCTTGCAATGGGCCACCACCAAATAACAAAGGAAAACCACCACCAATTAAAGCACTTTGAGCAATTCTTCCTCTTCTGCGTTGCATTTTTTCTTGCATTGTTAGGTTTCTTTGAGTCTCTATATTTATTTGTTTTGCAAGCTCTAATTCTCTTCTATCTAATTCAACACCTGATCTTTTTAAATTATTTATTAATTTATCTTTTGTTGCTTGATTTAAAGTTGAATCTTGTATTCTTCTTTCTATATTTAAAGTTTGTTCTCTAATAGCCTTAATACGTTGTGTTGTTCGCTGATTATCTTTTAACTGTTGTTTCTTTTTGCTAACACCACTGGCTTTATCTGCTGCTGCTTGAATTTGAGCATTTTGTTTTAATTGTTCGCCAATAGCCTTACTTATTTGTAAAAATTCTTTGGAATTAACTTCAGCTAGTTCTAACATTCCGTTAAGAATGGTCATAGCCTTACTACCTGCAAGTATAGTTTTTGGAAATTCTTTTATTTCTGTTAATCTAGTTCCAACATTACCTGCACCACCTTTTAGGGCTTCACGATTACCACTTGCTTGTGCAAAAGCAGTAGCTTCCATCCTTATTTTTTTAAAATTACCAGCAATTAAAGCGGTTGCTCTTGTTTGCCTGTCTGCTGCACTATTAGCAGCATTAAATGATTTTGTAACTAGGCCAAGTTGGTTATTAACTTTTGCTATTGAATTACCAAATCCTGAACTTCTAGTAGAATCAAATAATTTATCAACTATTTTATTTCCTTTTTCTATTTCTTTTCTTAATTTTTCTGCTGCTTTTTGTGCTGGAGAAGTATTTAGCTTTACTTTTTTACTATTTAACTTATTTATAATATTTTCTAACTTTTCAATTTTTTTAAGAGACTTATTTAATTGAGTCTCTACAGTTTTTATTCTTATCGTTATATCTTTTTGTGCCATTTCGACCTATTAGCAAAACATATATTCTATTCTACCTTGATTTAGGTATAACGCTTCTATTTTGAACTTTATCCATTTCTTTTTTTTCTTGTTCATTTTTTAATTCATAAAACGCAGCCCAACCTATCATTTCTTCAACAGTCAATGTCTCACATAATTCACTAACAGATTTTTTTAATTCATTTGCCAATGAATATATAAACATCCAATCAGGATTCGCTTTTTAAGTCGGCTTTAGCCTCCTTAACCTCCTTATCAGTTCCAACTTCTAACATTGCTAATTGTATTTCTTGCAGAACAGAAGCAGTAACTTCTCTTCTTAAAGAAGCTTTATCTCCATCAGCAAATAATCTCTTGCCTTCTTTGTCTAATGCTTTTTCTATCATCAACTGTAAAGCAAAATCATTGGCATCTTCACTTGCACTTTTTTTCTGAATCATTTCACGTTCAGCAATAGTCAAAGGATGCCAAAAGATTTCTAAAACTACTTTTCCATCTTCACCTTTTAACTCATATTTATAAAGCTGGCTT